TGAGGCACTAGATGACTTTAAAGCTATCTTGAATGATGCTGAATTCGAAGAAGAAATAAGGGGTAGAATATATCTTTATATGGAAGATACCCTGAGGGAGAAGGTCTGGGAGGAATTCTGCAACTATCAAAACATAGCGAGGGCGTTTACATGGGAACACTAAATTCCGTTAAGGAGTGGAAGCGTTTAAGGGAGTTATACCCTGCAATCGAAAGTAAAGAGGTGAAAGATGAGCAAGATCGAAAAGGCAATGGAAGAAGCCCACAAATTCGCAGACAAGGCGATAAAAGAAGCCAACCAAAGCGACGCAATGGGTAGGGCAAAAGAATGGCTTAAAACGCCTGTAGAGGTTACTAGAGGCCAGTTTGCAGGGGTATTGATAGCGTTATCGGTGTTGGTATCGCTAATCGGGTAAATTCATCGGTCAGGGGTTCATATTCCCTTCCTGTCAGGTTGATGCACTGGCGACCAATACGCATCAGGCCAAGGTTACTTTGACCTTTTGACCCAGACTAGCCCACTGGGGAGCCGCAACGGGCTACAAATCCTGTGAGAGTGTTTATACGTTTTCGACACTCTCTTTTCCCACCCCCTACTAGATACGCTCTGTAGGGGTTTTTTATGCCATAGAATATACATTTAAATGCATATCAGTAGTGGTATAAAGCTGATAAGAAACAAGCATTTCCGATCATAACCGATAGTCTGTAATATGCCGCCTTAATCAACTAGGAGGCAACAGTGCTATATATAATCATCTTTACCCTTATCTCACTTACCGCAGTAGCAGCAGACGATCTAAGATAATTTACATTCCTGTGTAAAACCCTATACAATGCCCCTATCCATCTACGCTAGGGGTATGTTATGGACTCAATCAAAGTCACAAATCGGATAGATGAATGCCTATTTTTCGAGCTAGAAGATCACCTGGCTCAGTTCGATGCCATCATGGATTCTATTTTGCAAACCGATGTCCAACGTCACACAATCCGCGAGGCTCTAGCTGACTGGGCAATGTCGGTTGATGATGCTGTTGGAGATATGATCGAGCAGCAAACGCCAGAAGAACCTACACTCACCGCAGATGAAGTATTTGGAACGGAGGTTTAATGCTAAGTATAAACTATAGGAAGCCAGGGGATTTAATTCCGTATATAAACAACTCCAGAACGCACAGCGACAACCAGGTGCAACAGGTAGCATCAAGCATCAAGGAGTTTGGATTTACCAATCCCATCTTGATAGATGAGGGTGATGGCATCATAGCGGGTCATGGGCGGCTTATGGCGGCCCAGAAGCTAGGGCTTGATGAAGTGCCAACCATTACACTGAAAGGGCTTACAGAGGCGCAGCGCAAAGCATACGTTATAGCAGATAATCAACTGGCTCTAAATGCAGGGTGGGATATAGATTCATTGAACCTAGAAATTGAGGCACTTACAGAACTTGATTTTGACGTTAGTTTGTTAGGGTTTGATGATGATTTTATGGACTTGCTTGACCCTACTGAAGTTGACCTAGGTTTAACGCCAGAGGAAAAGTTAGAAAATTATTTAGGCGGTGATACTAAAATATTGCGGCTTGCATACAGTGAAGAAGAACTGTCTGTTGTTGTCGGTTTGCTTGACAAGGGTTTAGAGGCTACAGGCGCAACTGACTATTCGACGCTCGTATATGGAATATTGCGTAGTGGGGCAGGGAAATGGTAGCTAAACTTTACCCAGAAGACACTGGATTTGATTACAAAAAATTTAAAGGAAAAACCCCAGAACCATCACATTATGATTCTGTTATAAATTATGACTGCGATATTTATTTAGGTGGTAAAGTTGTCTGTAGTTATAGGCGGCTACCAAAAGAACAGTTGGCACTGCTGACCGCTTGCACCAATAAGGCTAAATGCGCTAAATCAGCAAGGACATCAGGCGTACAGCAAATGTCAGCAGTATATGGGGCATTGCCGAGGGTAGCTGTAAGGGAGGATTATTGCCGTTTTTCAGCGCAAACTAAAGCCCAACCCGAAGTATTTAACGGGTTGAATAAAGTGGGGCGGTACTTGTGGGCTATATATAAAGAATCATTCCCAGAAGTGGCACAGCAATTTGTCGATTTTGTTGCTAATATTGATAGTGATTGGAAAAAAACAGGGACACCATTTACGACAGTGAACGTCAATAAAAATTATGCTATCGGGTACCATAAAGATGCGGCAAATTTCGGTGGTGTCTATAGTAATGTTTTAATTTCAAAAAAGAACGCTGATGGGGGTTATTTTGTTATGCCGCAATTCAGGTTGGCATTGGAACAGTCGCATGGTGCTTTAGTTATAGTTGATGGGGTGAACATACCGCATGGCGTTACGCCTATCATCCCAAAAGCAAAAAACTGGGAAAGGTCTAGTGTTGTGTTTTATACGTTATCAAATTTACAGCATTGCCTGCCTAAAGAAAGTGAACTTTTAAGGTCTAAAGAAAAAACAACAGAAAGGGCAAGAAAACGCGCTTTAGGTTTAGACCCAAGGAGAGAGGCTTTAAAATGAAGATAGGTAATCAAGGCGATGGTGGCGGTAGACCGATGATTGAGTTTACGCCAGAGCAGATAACCCAGCTTGAAGCATTAGCGGCTGTACTTACTAAAGGCCAGGTCGCTGATTACTTCAGCATTTCCGAAACAACCCTGCGGGCTATTGAAGAAAGACAGCCCGAGGTTTCTGACGCTTATAAAAAGGGCAGGGTTAAACAGTGCGCTACTATGGGGGTGAACCTTATACAATTAGCCAAAGCGGGCAACGTGGCAGCCAATATTTTCTATCTTAAAACGCAAGCTGGCTGGAAAGAATCAGAGCCAGAGGCGCAGGATATACCCCCGATCAATATCATAGTAGATGGCAATGCAATTAAGTCTGCCTCAGAGTGAGATATTTTGTAGCCCTAGCAGGTTTAGGGTATGCGTAGCGGGTAGGCGATTCGGTAAGACGTTTCTATCTACTGGCGAACTGTTAAAGGCAGCGACCAGCGGCAAGGATAAGAACTGCTGGTATGTTGCCCCTACCTATGGCTCGGCCAAAGAGATCGCCTGGCTAATGCTTATCCACACTATCCCCCAGGAATACATATCTAAAACCAACGAAAGCGCATTGACTGTAAGATTGATTAACGGGTCAGTGATTAGCCTCAAGGGTGCGGAGAAGCCAAACAACCTAAGAGGCAGGGCGTTAGACTTTGTTGTGCTAGATGAATTTGCAGATATGCGGCCAGAGGCATGGTTTGAGGTAATACGGCCATCTCTATCTGATAGGCAAGGGTCAGCCCTGTTTATCGGTACACCTAAAGGCCGCAATCACTTTTATGACCTATGGGCAAAAGGCACTGATGGCGCAGATGATTGGGAGTCGTTCCAGTACACCACCATCGAGGGCGGCAATGTTCCTGCAACAGAAATAGAGCAAGCTAAACAGGATTTAGACGAGCGCACTTTTAATCAGGAATACTGCGCGGAGTTTGTTACTTACTCAGGATTGATTTATTACTCGTTTAGCCGCGAAGAGTCTGTGTTGGCGTTAGACGATGATAATGGTACACTCCATATTGGTATGGATTTTAACCTTGATCCCATGTCTGCCGTTATCTGTGTGCGTAAAGGCGGGACGCTGTATGCAGTTGACGAGATAGTCATGTATGGATCAAATACCGATGAGATGGTTGCGGAGATTATAGACCGCTACCCGACTCGGAATATTATTATCTATCCTGACCCAGCATCAAGACAGCGGAAAACATCTGCTGGCGGTCGCACTGATTTGTCGATCTTACAAAACGCAGGATTTAGCGTTAAGGCGAAGAAAACTCACGCATTAGTTAGGGATAGAATTAATGCTGTAAATAGTCGTTTACTGTCGAGTGATGGTGAACGGCATTTGTATATCAGCCCTAAATGCAAGCAGACCATTAAGTCGCTTGAACGGCAGACATACAAAGAAGGAACGAGCATACCAAATAAAGACGGGTTCGATCATATGAACGATGCCCTTGGCTACTTGGTAGAATACTTGTTCCCAGTTCGCACCGAATACGACACACCACAACCGACCAGGTGGACTTGATGAAAACAATCGAAACAACTCACCCCGAATACGACAATAACGAGTCGCGCTGGGAATTCTATTTACGCAGCTACATGGGTGGCGAAGATTACATAGATGGGGCGTATCTAACGCGCTACATCTCAGAGGATAAAGATGAGTACAACCGAAGGCTCGATCTAACCCCGATAGATAACCACTGCAAAAACATTGTCCACATTTACTCTAGTTTCCTGTGGCGAGTAGCACCGACTAGGTCGTTTAACTCAGCCGCTGGCAACGTAGCCCTAGAACCTTTTCTTAATGATGCTGATCTCGATGGGCGCAGCTTTAATGCGTTTATGCGACAGGCACAGGTCTGGTCTAGCGTTTACGGCCATGTGTGGCTGATGATGGACAAGCCTAAATCTACAGCAGGAACAAAGGCAGAAGAGTTAGAGCAAGATATTCGGCCTTATGTAACCATGTTCACCCCTGAGAATGTATTTGACTGGAAGTACGAAAGAACGGCCAGCGGCAGGTTTGAACTGGTGTACTTAAAGATCAGGGAAGCCATCGACCGCGTTACAGATACCCAGACTGATACCTGGTATCGCATCTGGACTAAAGACAGCGTTCAGCTATGGCATGCGGTAAATGAAAACGAGCGCATGGTTGAGCAAGAAGATAACGCACTAGGCAAGATTCCTGCTGTGTTCCTACCTGCCCAGCGTTCAGTTGTTCGCGGTATAGGCATATCAGATATTGCAGATGCGGCTTATATGCAGCGAGCGATCTATCAGGAACTATCTGAGATCGAACAATTAATCAGAATCAGTAACCACCCTACCCTAGTTAAGTCATTCCAGACTGATGCCAGTGCGGGAGCAGGTGCTATTATTAATATGCCTGATGATATGGATGCCAGCTTAAAGCCGTTCCAGTTACAGCCCAGCGGTCAGAACCTTGACGCTGTTCGCAACTCGATAAAGGATAAGGTCGAGGCGATTAATCGCATGAGCCATATGGGCGCTGTTCGCGGCACTGAGGCAATGACCCAATCAGGCGTAGCAATGCAAACAGAGTTTCAGATGCTGAATGCCAAGCTATCAGAGAAGGCCGACATACTAGAACTGGCAGAAGAGCAGCTATGGCAGTTGTTCTGTGAGTGGCAGGGCATCACCCCCGATATAGAGATATTCTACCCAGACGCATTCGACCTGCGTGATTACGACAAAGAACTACTGTTCCTACAGCAGATGCGATCTACTGGCGTTAAGTCAGTAACCCTAATGCAGGAGATAGATAAAAAGATCAGCGACCTAATCTTAGACGACGAGGCACTGGCTAAGTCGCACGTTGAGATTGAAAGCGGGTCACAGGTGCTAGGTCAGTTTGCAGAGCAGGATGTTGCTGAGTAATGCCAGCGGATACAGCCTATTCGGAAGTGCTGGAGAAGTTAGCCGATAGCCATCAAGAAAGGCTACAGGCGGCTCTGGTAACGCTAGAGGAAAGGGTTGCTGATCTTATGGCAACTGCGCCTCTACAGGATGGCAATCTGTTCGATTTGGAGTGGGCTATCTCTGCGCGTAACGAGATCAGGCTGGCGATTGACGAAACGTACCTGGCGACTGTTGACGCGATGATACGCGACTACAATGGTGTGGCAGGTGATGCGGCTGCAATGTTAAAGACCTATGGCAGCTTCACAACGGCAAGCCCTGCGGTAATTAGCCAACTCCAGCGGTTATCATTTCAAGGGTTTGAGGTTATTGCTAACGAGTACCTTGATGTCATAGCGACTGAGGTTTACCAGAACACCCTTACAGGCAGGGCGTTTGCTGATTCGGTAAAGACTATTCGGCATTCGGTAAATGGCGTATACATCCAGTCTGATGACATAGAGGCGCAGCGGTTAGTTGATGTAGCAAGGACAGGCACAGCGGCAGAGAGCGCAGCAGCGGTAGAAAAACTGCATACTCTGTACGCTAGAGATAGAGTTGGTAACAACCTTAGACGCTACAGTACCCAGATGGCGCAAGATAGCTTAATGCAGTTTGATGCCTCCATTAATACCGCTATAGGTAAAGAGTCAGGCGCGACCAAGTGGAAGTATTACGGCACAACGATTAGAGATACTAGGCCATTTTGTAGGGAACACGTTAATCAGGTGTTTACCACTGAAGAGATAGAAGAGACATGGGCTGGTAGCTGGAAAGGTAAAGCATCTGGCGATCCGTTTATTGTAAGGGGCGGCTATAACTGTCGCCATCATTTCAGACCAGTGCTAGAGGACTAATCATGCCACAAGGTAAAGGTACATACGGAAGCAAGGTCGGCAGACCTAAAAAGAAGAAAAAGAAGAAGATGGTTAAAAAATAACCATTTATGATACACTACGGATTCACCAATACTCTTTAAGAGGCACGTTACATGAGCGATGAAATCATGGAAACACAAGCAGAGACTGAAACTGCGGCAGTAGAAAGTCAGGAAACTAAAACCTTTACTCAGGATGAACTTGACCGCATTGTTGCGGATAGAGTTGCAAGGGAGCAACGCAAGTTC